TTTATATCAATCCTGTCACATTTTACATAAACAGGGACATTATTATCTTACTCATTTTAAAGAATTGTTTGCATTGGATGGAAAACCTTCAAACATTTCCGATAATGATATTCAAAGACGTAATGCTATTGCGAAATTATTATCTGAATGGGGCTTGATTACTATTCTAAATCCTGATATAATGAAAGATAATATTGCACCTTTGCATCAAATTAAAATCATTGCTTTTAAAGAAAAAGATGATTGGGAATTAGTTGCAAAATACAATATAGGTAAAAAATCATATAATAGATAGTTTTGTTGTTTATCATGAAAAAATTGAAAGTAAAAAAATTGAAAAATAGATATACAAGTGAAATTGTATATACTAGGGATATTAATGAAACCGTTATAAATGGTGAAAATACATTTATAAAAGTTTATCGTGAAAATAATCCAAATAGAGAATTTCTAGTAAACAAGGATGCTTATGAAATCCTTGCTAAATAGAAATGTGATGCCTTCGGGGTCACAAATTTAACTTGCTTAACCAAAAGGAGACTATATGACTACAATCGGACGTATTTCATTTGCACCACTTACACATTCAACTTTAGGCTTTGATCGTTTTTTTCAAGATGTTGAACGCCTACTTGATATGGATGTTACAAAAACTATTTCAAACTTTCCACCACATAACATTCTAAAACTTGATGATAATGTTTATGTCGTTGAAATGGCTGTTGCAGGCTTTTCAAAAGACGAAATTAATATTACCGTTGAGGATGGTGAATTGATTATTCGTGGTGATAAGAAAGATAAAGAAATCGGTACATATCTCCACAAAGGTATTGGTACCCGTTCTTTTACAAAAACAATTCATATCGCTGAAACAGTTGAAGTGCGTGGTGCAGAATTTAAAGATGGTATTCTGCGTATTGGTTTGGAAAACATAATTCCTGAAAGTAAAAAGCCTCGTAGTATTGAGATTACTTCAGAATTAAATCTTCCTAAACCTGAAAAACAACTTTTGAATGAAACTAAAAAAGTAGCATAATACTTTTATGGGAAGGGTGCAATGCCCTTCCCTTTTTATAATATTATAGGATTGATATGAAAACTGATAAAAATTTTAGAATGAAACAAAGCACAAAAAGAATGTTGACAAATCTTGAAGGTGAAGAAAGAACATTCTACAAAAATATTATGATTGATGCACAACTTATTGCAGCACGTCCTCCAATAAGAGATAAAAAAGTGAATAATGATGAACCAGAATCCGAGTGATGAATTTGATGTAGTAATTGATGCTTTATCAGAACGTATAAAGCAATTACAAAGATTAGATAAAAATACCGATAATGGTATTATGACTACAATTCGTTTTGAACAAATAGATAATTTAGAAAAAGCGATGGATTCTTGGAGAAAATATAAGTGGAATATAAATGGCACAAAAGATTTTTAGATTTAGCACAACATATATCACAATGGAGTAAAGACCCAAGCACACAAGTCGGTGCCGTGATTGTTGATGATACCAAACGAATCATCAGTACCGGTTATAATGGTTTTCCAATGAATGTTAATGATTCAATGGAACGTCTTAATGATAGAAATATCAAATATGAAATGATTGTTCATGGTGAAATTAATGCAATCGTTTTCGCAAGACAAAATCTTACAAATACAACTCTATACACATATCCATTTATGCCATGTAGTCGTTGTGCATCTATTATAATTCAAAGTGGTATCAAAACTGTTGTTGCTCCCTTTAATAATAATCCAAGATGGATTGAAAGTTTTAAACTTACAGAAACTTTATTTAAAGAATCTAATGTTGAATTGATATTGTTATGAAAATATATACTAGTCAAGTTTTGGAAATATTGGATAATGGTGATGCTATTATTGAATTACCTGAAGAATTATTGAAAGAAATGTCTTGGGAATTAGGAGATACATTAGACATTTCAGAGAAAAATGGACAAATACATTTAACAAATTTAACAAAAAAGGAAGATAGATAATGCTTGTATTACCTGATGAGATGGTTGGAAAGCCTATTGGTTTTACCTGTTCAACATTTGATTTATTGCATTCAGGACATATTTTGATGTTAGCTGAAGCAAAAAATATATGTGATTATTTGATTGTGGGTTTGCAAAGTGATCCTACGATTGATCGACCTGGCGTAAAAAATAAACCTGTACAATCAATAGTTGAAAGATATGTTCAATTAGAAGCAGTAAAGTTTGTTGATGAAATTATTGTATATAATACAGAAAAAGATTTAGAAGATATGTTGATGTTTCTTCCTATTACAGTAAGAGTTATTGGTGAAGAATATCGTGATAAAGATTTTACAGGTAAAGCAATATGTGAAGAAAGAGGAATAAAGATTTGGTATAATTCTCGTAAACATAGATTTAGTTCTTCTGAATTGCGTAAGAGAACCTATGAATCGGAATTAATGAAAGAAACGGTAAAGAAAGCAGTAAGTATTGAAATTGGTTAATTTTTTTGATATAATATTATTTTAAACTCTATAAAGGAAACAAATGAACATTCGTGAAATCGCAAAAAAAGTTGCTGTTGAGAACAACCTTCCTAAGGCGGAGCAGTATGATATGGAACTTCGATATGATGGAATGGTAGAACTTATTGGATTGGTATCTGATCCTACTTGTGATATGAATGATTTTCGTGGAAGGGAAATGTTGTTTCCCAAACGTTGGTTAACTTTAGAAGTTTTTGGACCTGAATACGAAGTTAAAGTTTAATGTATTATACAAATGTAGCATGTGTTGGTAAAAACATTCTATATCGTGGTATAAAGAATCGTCGGCGTGTAAATTATAAAATACCTTATGCGCCGACGTTGTATTTGATATCTGATAAACCATCCGAATATAAAACTCTATTTGGTGAAAATCTTAAACCGATTGAGTTTGAAGATGTTCGTGAAGCACGTAATTTCTTTAAACAGTATAGTGAAGTAGATAACTTCAAAATATATGGCAATGAAAGATTTGAATATGCTTTTATTGCTGATGAACATAAAGGAATGATTGATTGGGATATCAATGAAATTTCTATTGGTATCATTGATATTGAGGTTGGTTCTGAAAATGGTTTTCCTGATCCCTATATTGCATCTGAACCTATAACTGCAATCAGTATTAAACGTCTTGGACAAAATACGATTGTGTATGGTTGTGGTGAATATAATAATTACCGTGAAGATATTGATTATCGGCGTTGTCGTGATGAATATTCTCTTTGCAAAAGATTTCTTGATGATTGGCAAGAAAATTGTCCTGACGTAATTTCTGGTTGGAATATTAAATTCTTTGATATTCCTTATCTTTTTAATAGAATGACACGTATTCTTGGTGAAAAAGAAGTTAAAAAACTTTCACCTTGGAATTTTATTAACGAAAGAAAAGTGTTTAAAAAGAATGTTAATCAAGAATTAATATCATATGATATATCTGGTATTGCTTGTCTTGACTATATTGAATTATACAAATGGTTTGCTCCATCAGGTAAATCACAAGAAAACTATAGATTAGATAATATTGCACAAGTTGAATTAGGTGAAGGTAAATTATCATTTGAAGAATATGATAACCTTCATCAACTTTATAAATTAGATTATCAGAAATTTATTGATTATAACATCAAAGACGTTGAACTGATTCTAAAATTAGAAGATAAGTTGAAGTTGATTGAATTATCTTTAACACTTGCATATGATACCAAATGTAATTTTGAAGATGTATTTACACAAACAAGAATGTGGGATTCTTTGATTTATAATTATCTTTTAGAAAGAAAGATTATTGTTCAACCCAAAGAATTTAAACAAAAAGATGCTGCATTTGAAGGTGCATATGTAAAGGATCCACAAATCGGTATGCATGGTTTTGTTGCATCATTTGACTTGAATTCTCTATATCCACATTTGATGCAACAATATAACATAAGTCCTGAAACAATCATTGAACCTGAGAATTATACAGAAGAAATGAGAAAGGTTCTTTTACAGAACATAAATGTAAATGGTTTATTAATGAAACAAATTGATACTTCCGGGCTTGTTAATGTAACATTGACACCAAATGGTCAATTGTTTAGAACAGACAAACAAGGTTTTCTTCCTAAAATGTTGGAAGAAATGTATCTTGATAGAAGTAAATTTAAGAAATTGATGATTGAAGCTAAAAAGAAATATGAAAAAGAAACAAACGAACAGATAAAATATGATTTAGAGAAACAGATTGCTCGGTATAACAATCTACAATTAGCAAAAAAGGTAACATTGAATTCAGCGTATGGTGCATTGGGTTCAGCATATTTTAGATTTTATGATTTGAGGATGGCATTAGCAGTTACGTTGGCGGGTCAATTATCTATTCGTTGGATTGAAAATGATATAAATGGTTATATGAATAATCTTTTGAAAACGAAAGATGTGGATTATGTTATTGCATCGGATACAGATTCGATATATTTGCGGCTTGGTAACCTTGTTAATAAGATTTATACGGAAAAGAAAGATACTGAATCAATCATCAAATTCATGGATCGTGTTTGTGAAGAAAAGATACAACCATTTATTGACAAAAGTTATCAGAATCTTGCTACATATGTCAATGCCTATGCACAAAAAATGCAAATGAAACGTGAAGGTCTTGCAGATAAAGGTATTTGGACAGCAAAGAAAAGATACATTTTAAATGTTTATAATAATGAAGGTGTTCAATATAAGACACCTCAAATGAAGGTGATGGGTTTGGAAATGGTTAAATCTTCGACACCATCTGCAATACGTGAGAAGATGAAGCAATCAATTGAGTTGATGATAAATGGAACTGAATCTGATATTCATGAATTTATTGCAAACTTTAAAAAAGAATTTAACACATTACCCGCTGAAGAAATTTCATTTCCTCGTGGATGCAATGGACTTTCAGAATACTTTGATTCATCTTCACTATATAAAAAAGGCACACCGATTCATGTGAAGGGTGCATTGTTATATAATCATAATCTTCAAAAGATGAAGTTGGACAAAAAGTATCCTATGATACAAGAAGGTGAGAAGTTAAAATTTACATATTTGAAGAAACCAAATCCTTTTATGGATAGTGTTATTGCATATCCTGGAAGATTACCTAAAGAGTTTGGTTTACAGGATTATATTGATTATGATATGCAATTTGAGAAAGCATTTTTGGAACCGTTGAAGATAATACTTAATAGTATTGGTTGGACTTCAGAAAAAGTTAATACATTAGATAGTTTTTTTAGATAATTGGAGAATATATGTCATTACTTGATAAATTGAAAAAGAATAGTACCATTAAAGATACCGCAATACTTGATAAATCTGTTTTCTTTATTGAAAAAGATATGATTACAACACCTGTTCCAATGCTAAATGTTGCATTGTCGGGTATGTTGGATGGTGGTTTTACACCTGGTCTTACAATGTTTGCAGGACCATCAAAGAATTTTAAAACATTATTCAGTTTGATGCTTGCAAAATCATATATGGACAGATATAAAGATGCAGTTCTTTTATTCTATGATTCTGAATTTGGTACCCCAATCAAATATTTTGAAACACTTGAAATTGATAAAGAACGTGTCCTTCATACACCAATTACTGATGTTGAACAATTAAAGTTTGATATTATGAAGCAGTTACAAGAAGTTCAACGTGGTGATAAATTGATTATTGTTCTTGATTCGATAGGTAATCTTGCATCAAAGAAAGAGGTTGATGATGCATTGGATGGTAAATCTGTTGCTGATATGTCAAGAGCAAAACAATTAAAATCGTTATTTAGAATGGTTACTCCACATTTGACGATGAAAGATATTCCAATGATTGTTGTAAATCATACTTACAAAGAGATTGGTTTATATCCTAAAGATATTGTTGGTGGTGGAACTGGAAGTTATTATTCAGCAGATACAATCTTTATTCTTGGTCGTCAACAAGAAAAAGAAGGTACCGAAATTATTGGATATAACTTTATTATCAATGTTGAGAAATCACGTTATGTAAGAGAGAAATCCAAGATACCGATTTCAGTATCGTTTGAAGATGGTATTCAGAAATATTCTGGATTGATTGATGTTGCTCTTGAAGGTGGATTTGTAACTAAACCTTCGAATGGATGGTATGCTATTGTTGATTCTGAAACTGGTGAAGTTGGTGATAAACATAGATTGGCAGCAACAATGACAGAAGAATTTTGGAAACCTATTCTTTCATCTGAAAAGTTTTACGATTTCATTCATAAAAAATATGGGAT